GTCTGCTGCCAATAGGCACGGTAGTGAAACTATAAGCAATAAATATCACCGCTCCTGGCGCCCATACTGTTCCCGTCGTCAGCGGTACCATAAGTATGGATCTTCGTTATCCCTTAGTCCCCTATGACCCTCTAAAATTAATTTGTTGAAGTTGGGTCGGATAGACCGGTAGGTAATATTGGATAACCGAATTGTAAGTCATCACGGGCCGCCAGATAAGTAGGATGACCAACGTCTAAGTCTGGATCTGCTCCAATAGAAGCAATACTTAGTCCGCCGGGACATCCCTCATCTGGGTCAGTCTCTGAGCCGAGATAACCAAAAGGCCAATAAGCAACCTGAGGAATTGTTAAACGCGAAATTCCATCATGAGGACTTACATACACCGTCCCGGGTACGGAAACTCCAGCTGGGTCCTGGATTTCCCATACGTAACGAGATGATGGCGTACCGAAATACCTAAATCGGTACCCTCCGGATCTGAAAAGAAAGCACGCTCTCCACTGTCCGAAGAAAGTTTGACGAAATGAAAACCAATTGACGTAGCCTTGGCCAACGGTATTCGTGAAATATTGCAGATCAAGAGATCTTACTCTAAATCCTGGGAGACTATTGAAAGTCTGACCAGAAATATACGGACTGGGACTATACCTTTTGCATATATCCGTTATAGGTCCGAGTATTTCAGAAGTAGAGTATCCTCTATCTATATCATAGAAGGTATTCTCTCCGATTGGGGGGAAAGTTTTCGTAAACAACTCTCCCATTGCTGCTTGAGCTTCTCTCTTCTTCTTCTTCTTCCGTAAAATGGGTGAGGGATCAAGATTAGACCACTCAGTTGCCTGAACTATCCGAGGATATGCAAACTGAATGTCATCTCCACCTGCTACCCAGATCAGAAGATAAATAATAGGGCTAGCCACTGTGTCCGTCGACGCTATAGCCGACGCGCATGATATACGAATTTGTGGTTGAGCATTGGTCTCACCAGACGCAATACTATTCCACCACCACTTGTTTAACCAAGGCAGTGTAAACGTATCCACAGTGTCCCCCTTTACATTTATGACTCTTGAAAGACCAGAATCATACTCAGACGGATAACCAGTAGTCTGGTCACTGTTTATATATTGAACTACAAACCTCGCTGAGATGAAAGAAGAAGTGAAAAACTGACAACACACTTTAATGGAGCCTCTCCATTGGTGACTAGCAAGAACAGCATAGTCAAGAGGCGTCTTCATTGTGTCATTAAAAGGATGCTTGCGTACAAGATTTACAACAATAGCATCATTTTGAGCAGTAAAGATTTTTACTGTATCCCTAAGAGCTGGAATACGAGCGTATTCGGAGATTGTCCAATTCTTGGACATAGGCATCCTGCCCCCACCGGGGTCAACATACCTACCCTTATAGGTACAGATAGTCGGATTAGTATCCGCAATATCACATGAAAAGAGATCAATAGAACCCTCTTCTATTATGGGTGTTTGACAAACATCACGATCTGGTTTGTCAAAGAGAAAGCCTAAAGCGGAGGTGATACTCCCCCAGTTATCGGTTACAAATGATGCCAGCGATTTGACCTCGGAGACTGCATCTCCAATTGTCACCGACTCTATAGCTTGAATTGCATTATCAACAGTATTCAAACCAGAGTCTGGATCATCAGCTGGATGCCGACTTTTAGACTTTGATGGAAATTTAACACTTAAACCTCCTCTGGATGATTGAGCTTGTCGTTTGGAGCTCTTCTTCCCTAGGGACACACTATCCGTAGGGAAGGCTAACTCTATATTAACGAAACGAGCCCACATTTGAATTGTAATAGCATTTGGCATATTTTCATTTGCCTGTCTCAATTGAGCTAAGACATCTATATTCAATTCAACGGGATAATCTCCGGCATTAGCACCGGCAGTATCCAACCACGCCATGGGGTAAGAATATTTCCAAGTTTTTACAACAGACTCAGCAGAACTAGCTGATATTATAGTTGGATCAAGAACTGATCTTTCGTCAAGTCTGACTCCCGTTGCTCCTGTAGGCCACAACGTTGCCATGATTGCTCCATAATAGAACTGGTTCGTATTGAGACGAATAGTAAGTTCGATGTCTGCTTTGAAATACTCGAATTGGCTCATAACAGCCTGATTACGAGGAACTCCACAAAGGGCTTTAAGAACATCATTATTGTAGAGAAGACCTGTACTAGAGGTAGTCCACGTCGCTTCAAACAGCAACGCCATTCTCTCCAAGACCTTAGTATCCTGAAAATGTCCAACACTATGAGCCGCAGACTTATATCCACTAGTGGATTGCTCGCCGGTGAATCCCACTTCACCAAAACTCATAGTTGGAGTTTGATACAATGCTGTATCAACAGGCTTTGTTAATTCTTGAGGACTCTCAGCCTGTATACCGTCCTGTGCTTTTACTTGGGTTTCCATGATCACATATAAACAAGCTACCGCCGTGATCAAACAGTAGCCTTAGTGGTTTATAGATCCACAACATCTTGGTGTTTCTGTTTCTAGGACACCATCCCTGCTGATCCACAGCTTCGAGGAGGTTTAACGCCTCTCCCAGGGCGATTATAGAGATTAGAAAGCGTAGTCTTCCTTCCTCAACATTTCCATCTGTTTCCAGGTAGGAAAATGCCAAGTCTCGTTAAGTCTACGCGACTCTCTCTTGCACCACTCGTACCATTTATTATAAAACTCAGGGCCGTAGTGCCAAGCCTCGAGTAAGACCGAATTACACACTGATTCACGTTGAATAAAATCAGCGTTTTTATCGCACCATTTGATCATGTTGGCCATCGATCGTAGCGCCAACGGTGCCATTACACCTCTATGACCCGGGACAAATGTTCGTTTCAAAAACGTCACATTTTCCCAGGTGACATAAAGGTCTTCTCCCTTGAAAGGCGATGTATACTTCATTTGATACCATTTTGCAAAGTAACCTTGCAAATACTCCATATTAAACTTCTCATAAGACTCGGGTACCGAAAACAAAGAATCGTCTCCAACGAAGGCAGTCTCAACAACTTTCCACTCTTCTTCAGAATAGAGCGCAATAAATGCTTTCTTGTGAATTAACCAATTCACGAAGCTGTTGTACAGACTTGTTAATAGAGAACCACTAGAAGTTCCCCATGGACGTGTGAAAACAGCTGCTCGACATATATGCCAACCCAAAAAGTTAGCCAATATAATACGACGCACCATTTCCGGATCGGGGTGAACACGCTGAACCAGATCGATGAACTCATCAAGACAATCATTCTTGTGGCTTATATCATAAGTCGTAAAGTCACCGGCTCCAATCCTACGTCGTTCCTCCAGATTTCCTCGTAGCCTTCGATACAATGCCCCCCACTGCTTAGAATGAGGATTTATCGACAGGGCACAAGGAGATTCAACAGGATCTGAAACACATTCCTGAATAAATGTTCCGAGGTACATGCGTTGTACAACAAGAGATGCAAAATCTCCAGAAGAAAATAACCGCGTCTTAAACGCCTTGTTCTTCTCCTCTGAACGAATTTCATCTTTCAACTGTTCCTCGAAAGTAACAGGATGTATTCTTCCACTCTTAAAATGCTCAACAATAAGATCTATTTGCTCATTTAAGAGTGGGTGAATTCTCTGATTCCCGTTCTCATCGTAACATAACTTTCTACGAGTGAGACCAAGTTTCTTAAAAAAGAATCCAGCAGAAGTATTCATGTCCATGCTCTTCATATAACCAGCAATACCATAAATAGCTTCCTCACGTGAAATAACTCTAACGTTCTGTTGATTGAACGTTGAGGGCAAAAAATCTAAAAGATTCTTGCACTTATCGGGGGGAGGATGCTCAAGACTCTGCTTACCAAAGTTCTTAAGAGCCTCCTTTAAGGGTGAAACCGTAACCGTCTCACCTGTATCATCTACAACCTCAACGGGCTTAAGATGAGCCGGGCCATCATTGGTCTCTTCAACAGGAGCACTCTCCACATCAAACAAGGATCTTCTAATAGATGTCTTATCTGGTATGAACGAAGCTAACTCTCTCGGTAAAAGACCAATCATAGTTGTTCCATCAAGACACTGCAATTCGTCTCCTAAATTTACTGTTATAGGATCAATACTTTCTCCATCCTTATCTCCTCCTACTCTATAATAGTGAGGTAAGAGATCCTCAGAAAGTATGCAGACTCCATAACACATTGCAGCTGCCGGATTCCCACCCATGTGAATAGCAATAATCTTTCCATTACTATCCACATAAGGAATCCCACACATTCCCTTACGATTATCGAGACCATGGAAAACAAGATCGGTCTCCACGTCTGGATAATCATAACCAACTTCACATGTTTTAATTTTACCTTCCCAAGCCAATGCTTGGCGAACAGTAGAACCAATATCTCCAACATGCGGTTGGATTTGGTAGGTACGTCCGTG